GGTGATCGCGCGGGGCCGATCATCTTCCGCGATCAAACTCGCTATTGTATTATAAACGCACCACTAATGACAAACGCTGCACAATACGTCATGCTTAATTTTGGGCATCATACTTTGCGTTGGCATCTCGCTCGGATCCGCGCAAATCGCACCACCTGCGATCTGGTGGCCGCGCATTACGCGCATGACGACGACAACCCCGCTCGACGCACGATTGCCAAAGGGTTGGCTGACCTGCTCAAAGCCAAATCCGAAGATCTTCCCGAAAGTCTGCGATGACACAGAGCGAGTACGTCAAACACTCTGGTCTAACCAAAGGCCGAGTCTCTCAGTTGGTCTCCAAAGGAATGCCGTTGGACTCAGCCGAAGCCGCTGACGCTTGGCGTGGATCTGGAGCGCAAAGAAGGAAGGCTGCTATCGAAGCAAGTCACATTCGGTCAGAGCCTTCTGAGGGTCCATATCGGCCACCAGAATCCGAAGCTCCGGTTAATCCTTCCATTGTTGCTGAAAGCACTCCGCAGGGAGCATACGAACGCCAAAAGCAGATTGAGAGAGCGTCTTACGGTCTTGCGGTTCAATCCCTGCGCTCAAAGTCTCTCGACGCTGCTCGTATGGTCTCAGTTCACGCGACCGCAGCGAAGAACTTAATCAACGCTCGCAAAGACGTTCTCGACCTCTCCGAACGGGAAAAGCGGTTAGTCTCCGGTGATTGGGTCAAAAAGGTAATGCAAGACCATGACGGGTCCGTAGCTCAACTGCTTAAGTCGATGCCGAAACAACTTGCCGGTAGAATTGCTCCCCACGACCCAGAACACGCTGAACGCGAACTAGAGCGTTGGGTTCAAGAAGTATGTCTAAAAACTCTGCACTCAACCGATCCTTGGAAATGAATCAAATTGAACACCTGCTGGTTTCCAGCCTTATCCCTTACGCTCGCAACTCCCGAACACACTCTGACGAGCAAGTCTCGCAGATTGCCGGTTCAATCAGAGAGTTTGGATTCACCAATCCAGTCTTGATTGATGCAGATGGAACAATCATTGCCGGTCACGGTCGAGTGATGGCTGCAAAGAAGCTTGGACTTGAAACCGTTCCGTGCATCCGTCTTGGACACCTAACTCCATCTCAAGTCCGAGCCTATGTCATTGCTGATAACAAGCTGGCTTTGAATGCTGGATGGGACGACCAGATGTTGCGGTCTGAACTGGAGTCTTTGCAGGAAGACGGTTTCAACATGGACCTCACTGGATTCTCGGACGAGGAACTTGCCGAGTTGCTTGAACCAGAAGTTGTTGAAGGTGAAACCGATCCAGACCAGACACCGGAAGTTCCGGTCGAGCCAATAACCAAGCTTGGAGATGTTTGGATTCTAGGGAATCACCGGCTGATGTGCGGAGATTCTACAAGAATCGAAAGCGCAAAGCGTTTAATGGGCGATGACTTGGCTGATTTGTTGATAACTGATCCACCTTACAATGTGGACATGACAGCAAAGAATGAAATGCTACAAAAGGCAGGTAAGGCTAGAAAAGACGAGTCAACTTTTGGAATCCAAAACGACAAAATGTCTGATGACGATTTTCGTCAATTCCTTCGGGATGTGTATTCAACAGCAAACTCGGTGATGCGGGACGGTGCTGTTTTCTACATTTGGCATGCAGACTCAGAAGGATACAACTTCAGAGGAGCTTGCATTGATGTAGAATGGAAAATCAGACAGTGTTTGGTTTGGGTAAAATCGGTGTTTGCAATCGGCAGAAGCGATTATCACTGGAAACACGAACCGTGCCTGTATGGATGGAAAGACGGTGCGTCTCATTATTGGGGTTCAGACAGAAGCCAAACGACGGTTTTAGATTTCAAGAAACCGGCGAAGAGTGAGCTTCATCCAACTATGAAGCCTGTCGAGCTATTCGAATACCAGATCGGAAATAGCAGCAAAGCCAATGATGTTGTTCTTGATCTCTTTGGAGGTTCTGGAACCACTGCAATCGCTTGTGAGCGTCTCAGTCGCAAAGCTCGCCTGATGGAACTAGATCCCAAATACTGCGACGTGATCGTAAAGCGTTGGGAAGACTTCACCGGCAAAAAAGCGGTTCTTGAAAAGGTGTAATGGAAACCCTGAATTGCCAGAAGCCGCGAGGGTTGGAGGCTCTCCGTCAAAACAAGATCGCTCTCAAAGCCATTGAGCGTGACACGGTTCTCCGGTTTTTGCCAATCGCAGACGATAAGCCGTCGCGCATTGACGGGTTCATCTGGAACCAAAACTCTGGCGTAATTACCGGAAGTTATGAGGTGAAATCTCGGAATTACGGACTCGCAAAACTGGAATCAACCTTCGGCAATCAATGGATGATTTCATGGAGTAAGCTTCATGCCGCGCTTGAGATTACCAAGCATTGCAAGATTCCGTTCTGGGGAATCCTGCACTTGGAGCCAGACGGTCTGGTGCTGATGGTTGAAATCTTCAACGAGAACGCAACTTGGGGTTGCAACGTGCAGTTGAGAGACAAGCTGATGGATGGGGCCAACGAGCGGATGGCGTTCTTGAATATGAGTGAAGCTCGAAAGCACCGGATCGAAGAATTGAATACGGAGTTGTTTTGATGCTTGATTTACAACGCGAAATCCTAGAGTTCCGTCGCCAGATCTACCGTCCGTCCCCACGGCAGACTGTGGTGGAGTGGAGCGAGTCAAACCTCACGTTGACACAACGGCAGACTGAACATCCCGGTCCATTCTCCACCGCTGTTCGTCCATATTGCAGAGAACCGCTTGAGTGCTGGAAAGATCCGTCAGTCTCTGAGGTGACGTTGTGTTGGGGATCTCAAACTAGCAAGACGACGACGCTGATGGCTGGTCTTGCGTGGGCTATCGACACAGAACCGAGTCCCGCACTGTGGTTGATGCCGAGTGAGAATCTGGCTCGCTCGTTTAGCAAATCGCGCTGGATACCATTGCTGGAAGATTGTCCCGCATTGGTTGCGCGATTTCCTTCTGACGCAGACCAGATGACTAATCTGGAGCAGCAATTTGATCGCTGCACTTTGACCTTTGTCGGTTCCAACTCACCGGCAAATCTAGCGTCCCGTCCGGTGCGAATCTTGGTCGCTGATGAGGTGGACAAATTCGCTGAAGCAACCGCTAAGGAAGCTGATGCTTTGGACCTCGCAGAACAACGGCTCAAAGCATTCTCAAGCTCCAAAGCTTTCTTCACCAGCACTCCGACAACTTCAGAAGGCAGAATCTGGCAGCGTTATCTTAGGGGGGACCAGCGACGGTATTACATCCCGTGTCCGCATTGCGCGGAATACATCAAGTTGGAGTGGAAGCAAGTCACTTGGGACAACGCTAAGACCGAAGATGGGAAGCCAGACTGGCAGCGTATCCGGTCGTCAGCGCACTACGTTTGCCAGCTTTGTCAGGGTAAGATTTCGGATTCCCACAAAGTTGCAGCGTTGCGACATGGAAAGTGGATTCCAGAGAATCAAGCGAGCCTTCCAAGCGTCAGGTCTTACCATTTGTCGTCTCTCTATTCACCGGATCGCAAATGCACTTGGGGACACTTGGCCGTCTCATTCTTGGAAGCCAAAAGCTCAATGATGGGGTTGCAGGGTTTCATTAACGGTATGCTCGCGGAGCCGTGGGAAAACCAAGAGTCTCAACAAGAGCGAGTTGAGATCGTGTCTGATGCTGGACTTCCTGAAGCCAGACGTTACCTGACCGCTGACGTTCAAGCCGCTGCTCCGTTTGTCTGGTGGGTTTGCCGAGAGTGGAGCAAAGGCAATTCGCGTCTTGTTGCCGCCGGTCATGCTGACGATTTTGCTGCACTTCGACGGGTCCAACTTCAATACAACGTGCATGATATGGACGTCGGCATCGACTCCGGTTTCAACACCCAAGCGGTCTACGATGCTTGTGCTGAGTTCTCACAAAGCAGCGTCAATCCAATCACATATCCCTGCGGTCTCCGGTATCCACCAGAAGGAGGGCTGAGAAAGCCAATGCTTATTGGTTGGATGCCAATGAAAGGCCGAGAAACCGGAGCGCGATTCACCAGCAAGACTGGCGCAATCCATCCCTTCGGCATTACGACTTCAACGTCAATGCGGACTGATGCGGTCCAGCCTCTTCTGGTCTTCGATAGTGAACACATGCGGGAAGTTCTTCAGAGGCTTCGTAAAGGCTCCGAGAATCATCAATGGACCGTTTGTAGTCTTCCTGCACCGCTTGAGGCTGAAGGGGCATTTGCAAGCGATTCTGATACATACTGGAAGCATTTGGACTCTCACGTTCTAAAGCCAACGGCTAACAGAGCGGGACGAATCAAACACTTGTGGTTCAAGCGAAACACTCGCTGGCCGGACCATTTGCATGACTGCGAGTTGATGCAATTGGCAATGGTGATGTTGTGGAACGATCTGGCATCTACTAGTTCAGAAAATTCTAGTAGTTGACTTCACAGTTGGTCTGTGAATAGTCCGCGCAAGTGTTGACCTACACCGTAGCAACAAAGCGGAGTTATTTGCGTACTACCTACGCAAGCAAAGCCGCTTTGAGCTTGTTGGAAGCTTTGACGGCAAAGCTGACTGTTGCTGCAAACGCTATAGAGTCTGGTCAAGTTGTCCGCTCAACTTCTAGTTCTGACGTTTCCGTTGAGTTCGCTGAACCCGGTAAAGGTTCCGCTTCCGCTGGTGAAATGTTGGAAATGTGGGAATCACTGCTGTCAGACTACGATCTTGCCGTGACCTTATTGGCTGGAGACGGAATCACTAATCCGTCAGACCTCCAGATCTATAACAAAATGCTTGGGACCATTCTGGTTGCAGTCACTCGCTATTACGGTGATTTCACACAGTTCCGTCGTGAAGCCACAACCCGAATGAGCTAATGGGAATCCTTCAAACCATTGCTAATAAGTTGTTTCCCGCTCCCGTTAACAAATACGAAGGAGCCGGTCAGTCGTTGCGTCGTTCGTATCTTGATACGTCTTACACTTCGGCTCGCTTTGATGTAACGAGTTCAACCCGTCAAGCGATTGTCCGTAAGTCCCGTTTCTTTGAGCAGAACAACGCTGTTTTGAATAGACTCGGAGATCTGTTTGAGTCTTACACCGTTGGCTCAAGTTTCTCGGTTCAACCCGCTTCTAGCGATCCAGCTTGGAACCTTAAAGCCAAGAAATGGTTCGATGTTTGGAGCCGTTATCCCGATATTGGTTCGCGTCAGTCTTTTGCAACGCTGATGAGTCAAGCGGCTCGTGGTTGGTTTTTCGACGGTGAGAGCTTCATCCTTCTCACTAAAGGTGAGAGCGGAAAGCCGAGATTGCAGCTTATCGAAGCTCAGTCGATTGCCACTCCTGCTGGAATGGAGTCCGATTTAACCGTGTTTGATGGCATCCGGTTTGACCCTAAGACTGGACGCGCAATCTCGTATTTTATCGGATCGGAGAAGACGCAGGGTAATCTTACAGACGTTCGCTCAATTGGTTCAGACTCGGTGGTTCACATTTACGAGCCGAATCGTCCCAATCAGCTTAGAGGTCTTCCGTTTGTCTCTGCGGTTATCAATGATCTTCACGATCTCGACGACTTGCAGAAGCTGGAGATGGAAGCTTGCAAGCTCGGTGCTTCCGTCGCTCAGATCGTCAAGACTGTTAGTGGTGAAGTCCAAGCCAGCAACCTCCGCGCTGGCACTGCTTCAACCACTCAAAACACTGCGGAGAACTATTACG